CCCCCTCGGTGTAAACGAGATGCTCTACCAACTGAGCTAACCGCCCAAAACCAAATTACGCACCTTTTATAACAACTTATTTGAGAAAGCAAACACTTAAGAAAGGAATAAGAGGTACATTTGTGAACAAACTCCATACCTATTGCATACCTGGCTTTTATACAGCTGGTTTTTATTCTCCATACCTGGTGCATACCTGGCTGCTTTTTTATTACCCTCGTTCAAGTGAGGGCAATGACAAATAAAACGAACAACATAAATAACAATTAAGAAAGGAAAATGAGAATGAAAAAAGATAATATCGGACATAATAATCCACCACTTGATCTAGATGATTTTATAATCAAAGATGAAAATGGAAAATCAACTGGAAGAATAAAGTTTACAAATACATTTTTAAAAAAGTATCTAGTTAGAAACTATGATGCAGTTAAAGATGTGTATGTTGATAGAGTTATAAATGATAGTGAGAGAATAGGACTGAAAGCGAAAGCAACTGCTGGCGGATCAATCAGTTTATTTTATCAGTACACTCCAAAAACTAAAAGAAATCCAGTTAAACATCATCTAGGTAAATTTCCAGAGATGAGTGTTGATGCAGCAAGAGATTTAGTTGATGATTTAAAGCACGCAATCAAACTTGGCCAAGATCCAAGATCGGTGCTTGCTGAACGATTGAAAGCTAAAACACTTAATCAAGTTGTTGATGACTGGAAAAGTAAGGTGCTATTTAAGTCAGCTAGATTTGCGGCTAGCTCAATCAAGGATACCGAACAAAGAATAAAAAACTGGATACATTTATCAGCGGTCCATCCTAGAACTAATAAGATCATTTTTAATAATAGAAAGGATCTGAATATTGGTGCTAAGAAAATGATTGAGATAACCAAGGATGACTTAATCGCTTGGCATGCAGCAGTGTCAATAACTGGAGAACCCCAGGGGAATAGATGTGTTGATGATTTAAAGGTTATTTTTAAGTGGGCCTTGGAACAAAAAATCATTAAAGAAAATATCTGTAAGTTTACCAAGAATGAACTTAATGAAGAATATACAAGGCTAGATGATAAAGATCCCTACTCTAGAGAAGAATGGAGATTGTTAAGGAAAGCAGCTCTAAAGTTAATTAAGAAAAATCCACGAATAAGGATCGCTTGTATGGGTATTCTTTTAGCCATGTATACTGGTAGAAGATATAAATCAGAGGTACTATCTTTGAAGTGGACCCAGGTTGATTGGGATGCAAACAAAGTAAGATTACCAAAAACTAAAACTGGTAAATCTGAATTCTCAATTAATAGATTAACAAGATGGGTTTTAAATACTTTATGGAAATACAGACAAGAAACTTTCAAGGGTAAGAAACAAAGATCCGTTAAAGCTGGATACTTGTTTCCATCTATTCGTAAAAGTAAAAAACCTTACATCCAAGATATTAGAAAGTCTTGGGTTAAAGTTTGCGCAATAGCAAATGTAAGATTAGAGGAACCGTACTTGTTAAGACACACTTGGGGTTGCCTTGCGCTAGAGGCTACTAATGGTAATTTTGCAGTTGTTAAAGATGAGGGCGGCTGGAAAACATTTGAGATGGTTGAGGTTTATGCAAAATATAATAAACGGAAACTATCGCAACAATCGCAAGTTATTGGAAATTTCCTTGCCCATGCGAGAGCATAGAAACGAGGGTATATAAGTTTCTCGCTGCTTGTTTAATTGCTCCAGATATATTAAATCTGGAGTGTGCATAAGAAAAAGAAAAGTAAGATAAGTGCAAAGCGCTTAACTGATATTAAAAACACTATACCATCTGGAATTAGTGGCATTGGTGCATATACAAGTCATTTCAATAACTGGAATAGTATTGAAAATTTTTCTAAAACTCATGGCCTTTATACTCCAATGGATGTGAGAGAATTAATCTTTAAGAATTCCCCATTAAAAAAGATAGGCGATATAAATTTAGAAATAGTGAGAATTATAGAAGATACCCAACTAAGAAAAAAAGATTTAAGTTTTCATGCTGCATGCTTGGAAAACTTTAGTGAATTATGCATACTTATTGCTGTTAATCCATACGAGGTGCATATGGGTGCTAACTGGGAGAATTTAGAGAAAACAAAAAATAAAAACTTCTCTAGAAGAAATTATCCAAAACAATACGCAAGAGTAATTGAAACTATTAGATCAAGATATCAAAGAGTAGTTTCAGAGAATAGAGCTGTTTATGCACTATGGTATAAACAAAATAAAAAGAACAAAGAAACTTTAAACTTTGTAAAAGCCACACTTAAAATTTTATACAAACAGAAAAAATAATACCCTCGTAAGACTTGGGGGCATGGATAATTTGTTCAGCATTGTTAAATGTTGTGCATGACTGTTGATATAAAAAACCAAACACACTGGACTGATACAAAAGGAATTGCCACTCATTTTAATATGAAACCTGGCACAATCCGCAAACAACGATCCAAACAAACTAAAAATGCATTCCCATATCACAAGGTTGGCGGCTGTGTAAGATACAGCATCCTAGAGTGCGAAAAGTTTATGGAACTAAACACAAAGGAATACGCATGATAGAAAAAGAAATTTACTCGGCCAAGAATGATGCAACAATAGATGCTGGAATAGGATTACAGCAGCTATATCGTGAGGCCCTGGATAACGGCTTTGAGGGAACGATTGATGACTTCATAAGAACAGCTCCGAAAAAATTACTCAGACAGATCCTAAAAGATGGTGGAGAAGTTAATGAGAATTCTTACAAACAACTAATAGATGATTACGATAAAGGGATTGAAGTAATAGAAATTGATGGCAAAAAAGAAAGCCTAACAAACTACATTATTCGTATGGCGCCTGGAGGTGTGGAGTAATGGCTGAACAGTTAAAATTATTTGAAGATATAATTGACAATCTGGGCAAGGATAAAAAACCAGATCCAACAGTACCAACTAAAGCAGAAGAAGTTGCTGGTATGAAACAATTAGAAAAGTATGCAACTCAACCAGATAGTAGAGGTGCTTGGAAAAAATTTGTAAAAGATAATGAAAAAGAAGAGGCGGAATCTAGAGCCTTGATGCAGACTGCAATAGAAAAATCCAACACAAAAGTAAAAGGTTATCCAAAAGAAAAACCTTACTACATGCATAATCCAGTTAATAACAAACTAGAAAATGTTAATGCTGCAACTCCAAGAGTTGAAACCATGTCTGAGAGAATAGAAAGACAGCTGTATATATATGGAGATACAGATAGAAAACCAGCTCACTATGACAACCCTATGATTGTTGATAGTGAAAATTTTAAGCAGCCACCTAAAGAATTCAGATCGGAGGACAAGTCAACATACCCAGCTGATAGAGATCAAAGACAGCGATTAAGTACATGGGATCTAATGGTCCAGACAGCTAAAACTCCACTAGAGAAAAAAGAAATAAGAGATGTGCTGCATAGAGATTATAAAAAATCGAAAGGCAAAACCATGTCAGATAAAGAGCTGCGTATGATTGGTAAGCATCCAGACCAATTAAAAAAATTTATAACTCCAGTAGCAGTTCCAGCACCAGCTCCATATGTTGCACCAGTACAGCCGCAGATACCGATAGAAGAATTAATAAGACAAAAGGCAGATGCTAATTTAAGGCAGCAGCAAATGGACCATGACTATGAGTTTGGTGTAGGTGGTCTTGCATCATTAAGTAGGCCTAAATGACAAAATACGAATTACTAAATTTAGTTAGGGATCTAACTGAAACTATAAAAACAAATAGTAATACTATGGAGGCATTAACATTCCAGGTTAGAGATATGCAAAATGATGCAGATGTTCTTAAGACTCAAAAAAATGCATACATCAATAGAATTAATTGGATCAGTAAAAAATATATTCAATTACAGAAAACTGTAAAAGCAAATGTTGCAGCACCTATGAGCCAGGAAGATTTTGATAACCTATGGCCTACGAATGAGGATGAAATTAATTAAATGAGAACTGCAATGGAATACAAAAAAAATTTAATAACTTTAATAAAAATTTGTGAGTACCAGGACAAACTTATTAAAGAATTACAAAGAATTCTAGTTGAGAACAACGAGAATAAAAAAAGGAAATAAATGTAAACAAGTCAAACAGAAGGATTATTATTATGGCTTACACACTAGACGATATCGCTGAAACTGGCGATTACAAAGATGGACTACCATCATCAAGAACATACGACATTATAGATTTAGGGAAACCTGGACCAGACGATTGGTTTAGACTCTATGATTTAGGAAAAGAAAATAAACCTGGACTGTTAGGATTTCAAAAAACAGTAGTTGCAAGAAAAGCAGATGCTGAGGGAATTGTGCATCCATATCTGATTGCTGGATCTCCAGAATTTAGATTAAGCTGTATGCAGAAATTTAGAAAAACGCAGCTTGTTAGATTGTGTTATGGAATTACAACAGCTGGTAAATTGTTTATATGGCCAGTAGTAGTTGTTGAGGATCTAAATACAGCTATTGGCTGGCATCAATCAGGACATGAGATAGCAGATGCAGCATGCACTAGATGGACGCAAATGGTGTCTGATAAAGCCAATTCTAGATATACCCATATTGATTTAGAAGATCAGAGTTTAGTACCCAATAAGCCAGAGTTTAATGCTCCGCCTATTGATTACCAAACAGCAGTATTCAAAGCATTTAAAGGTAGGCTGATAGATAGTGAAGATCATCCAGTTTACAAAAATGCTGGAACTGTTGTTCAGACAACTTATGCAAAAAATAAATTAATCGGAACAATTAAAAACTAATGAGATCAGTGGACAGACAATTATTTCCTGGTCGTCCACTTCGTATGGACCACACACTTAAACAGATGAGGGCATTTTTAAAAAGATCGAAAGGAATAAATCTTAAATTCTGGAAAGCTAAAATAAAAAAACACACTGAAATATATGGAGAGTAAAAATGACGATTGCTAATAAAAAAGAACTAACAACAGACAAAGAATATACTGGCTATATAAAGGTCACTAGAATTTATTGTCTAGGATGTGAAAGTCCAAATGATGCCCAGGCGATAATAGATTTAAAAACAATTGTTTCGCATGAAGTATTTAAAGATGACTACGAAGAAGAAACTATAAGTATTGTTGAAGTAAAAAGAAAATTTACTCCAGAGCTTGTTGTTGTGAAAGATACCAAATGATCTGGGAACAACTGTGCAAGGATTTTGAATTTATAGTTGCTTGGGATACAGAATTTAAAGGCGATATAAAAGATGCTGGAGAATTAAATGATCCAGTATGCAGTGTCTTTAAAGAATTAAAATCTGGCACCATAACCAAACACTTTGGAAAAACTCTTGATGCTCTACCCTATCCAAGTAATAAAACATTATACATTGCCCACCATGTTGGAGCAGAGGCCCATACATGTTTAAGTTATGGATTAAAGCTACCTAAATACTGGTGGGATACTATGGAGGAAGATAAGAAATTAAACTTTGGAAAAGTAAATGGCCATAGTCTGTTAGCTTGCTGCAAAAGATATGGCATCCAAACTATATCAGCAGAATTAAAGAAATATTTTATCCATGAATTAATTTTACCAAATGATGATTATACTGAAAGCCAGAGGTCCAAGATCCTGGATTATTGTTTAAGTGATGTAATTGCTAATGAAGAATTATTCTATGCGCAGATTAAAGAACTTGAAAAAGTAAAAAGACACGAGGCACCTGGAACATTAATACACCAGGCAATATTTGCTGGAGCTGCAAAAGCTGCAACAGCTAAAGTAGAGTTTGATGGAATACCAGTAAACACAGAATTACTTGCCACGATCCAAGAAAATTTCCCAGCAATAAAAGAAAAGATGATCGCTGAACTTAATGCAGAGTTAGATGTATTTGAGAATGGTGTAATGAAAGATGAAAAATTTTATGAGATGGTAAAGCGGAATGATTTATTATCTGTATGGCCAGTCACTAAAACTGGTAAGTTAAAAACAGATGAGGCTACATTGGAAATCTTTAGGAAGAATTGTTCTGATATAGAAAAATACTATCTAGCAGATCAGTTTATTTCTAGCCAAAAACTAAAAGGATATGTTGTTGGTCCAGATGGTAGAGCTAGAACAGATTATAGAATGTATGGCCTAAAAACTGGTAGAACAAACCCCTCTACATCAAGACATCCATTTAATGCTCCCAAGTGTATGAGAAATTTAGTTAGAGCTGATGCAGATAAAATATGTGTTAACTTTGATTACAGATCCCAGGAAATATTTATAGCAGCATACTTGTCTGGAGATCCTCAACTAATAGCAGCAGTAGAAGATGGAGATCCATATATCTATACTGCAAGACTTGTTAAGGCTGTACCGCAAGGTGCAACTAAAAAAAGTAATCCAGTAGAAAGAAACAACTATAAGACAACATTGCTTGCATGCTTATACAGACAAGGACCAAAAAACATGTCCACAAGAATGGGCATCAATATAGATTATGGAACTGATTACCAAGTTAAGATTAAAAATACCTACCAGGAATATTTTATATTTATAAAAAAATTAGTAGATAAAACTTTAATAAAAGGTTTTTGCTCCACAAAATATGGCTTTAGATACTATTTAAAACCTGGAGCTGATTATAACCCTAGAACATTTTATAACTTCCCAATCCAAGCTCATGGATCAGAGATGCTGCGCCTGGCGCTTGTTAATTTAGTTGAGGCTGGAATTGAAGTTAATGCATTAATACATGATGGAATAATTGTTCATCTAGATAGAAAAAAATTTAGAAAACAATTTATAAAAACTAAAAAAATTCTAGAGGATGCATCTAGGAAAATATTAAATCAAACTAAAGCCACTAATTACTATTGCCCAGTTGACTGGCAGACATTTAGATATGGCATGATCCAAGAAGAAGAGCATCAAAATAAATGGGATCGTATTTTAAATCTTGTTGAAACTAATACCCTGGGAAATATTCCTAGAGTATCTAAAACTAACCCTAGGAGTTTGTCCGCCTTATCGGTGGGAGGAACTCCATAACCGAGGGTATATATTAATATTATATATATACATACTAACTATGCAGATACCAGATTTCGCAAAAGACAAATTTATTCTTGGTAGTATCAATCCTTATATCGCTGGCTGTTATAGAAAGGTTGCTGGCCTTGGTGGCTTGATGATTTATCTATACGCAAGATTTCGGCTTGGGTTGCCAGACTACATGACAGGTAAAAAATCTGAATGGGTTAAGTTAGATAATGTGACCATGTTTAAATATGAGTATGGCATGGACCCTAAAACAAAAGCAAAAGCATTAAGAAAGTTAGAGAAAGCAGAATTAATACAAATACATCTAATAGCAAAAAGCGGTAAGGCACCGCAGATAAGGTTAATGTTAAAATGAAAAATAAATTAGATACAAATGAAACTGCTCTAACTAAAAAAATAAAAGATCAGCTAGAGTTAAAAAAATATAATGACAAGATAACTCCCAAACAGCAAAAATTTATAGACAACTACTGTGCAAAATATGGGCAATGGTCAGCCACACAATGCGCAATTAATGCTGGATACGATATTAAGTCAGCACACACTAGAGCCTCAGAACTATTGGACTGGAAAAAGCATCCAGATATAGCACTGGAAATTCAAGGTCGTGTTGCTGGATTAAGAGAGGCTTGGGATATTGATAGAGATAAACACCTGGCAATGCTAACTAGAATAAGAGATGCAGCCATGGACAAGGGCCAATACGGAGTAGCAAATAAAGCAGAGGAGTTAAGGGGTAAGGTCGCTGGTTTATATATTGATAGAAATATAACTTTAACCAAGGAACTTTCAGAAGAGGAAATAGAAGATAAGATTAGAACTATATTTCCAGACAGAGAGAGTTTTATGGCTAGCCAAGAAGAACTTGCAAAAGATATGTTTGGGGCGCATTGGGAAGAAAAGGATAAGTCTGATAATTCCGATAAATAACGGTAAAAAGTTAACTTATGTTAACTTCAAATGTGTACTTATGTTTACTCCAGCTTTTCCAGTTTCTCGTTTCATTGCAATAGTTTTTTACAGTTTGCAGCAAGTATACCTAGGCTGGTTAACGGATGCTAACCTCAAAAGTTTTTCAGCGTCTACAAGAGGCGGCTTAACCAGGGTCCAGAGGTGCATGCATAATGATTAAGGCTCCGCCCATGATGCTAGCACAAAAGTATATTGCACTAGATTTAACTATATTTGATAAATGGATCTTGGATCTTGGGAATAAAATCTCTATATATAAAATTATAATAATAATACTTTTTCTGGTGGAGTATCTTATGCACATTCTATACTCCGCCAGGTTCTTTAAACCTCACAAAAGCCTAGCAAATTTTAAAAAAAATTTTTATTTTTTTGGATGACAATCAGTGCAAATTGGACCGATAATCTTTTTATTATCTGGGTATGAAACTGTGATGATATCGGAAACTGGTTTAGAATTTTTACAGTTAATGCAGATGTCATAAACCCAGCTTGAAAAATTTTTATAATATTTTGAAATTCTATAATTCATATGACAAAAGTATTTTTACATCCTTAACCGAGTAAAACAAGCTATATAGGGTAAACTATTAGGATCCCTATTTGAACGAGGGTGTATGCCCCCTACCCTTTAAAACCTCATTGCAAATGGACATGGTACCTCTAGTCTAAAGCATTGTTTAATGGGCCATACAAGGCTTACCCTTGCTATTGAGTGGATGCGAGGGCAGTGGCAACAGCCACTGTATATTTACAGCCGCAACAGCGGCGGCGATACAACCTGGACGAGTCAAAAACATAGATAAAAAAGCTAGTAAATAAGCGGCTGATTACCCCTGGTTTCCGCTGCATGTGAGGGTAAATAATATAAGTAATTACTTGATTAAAAGGACCAGCACAACTTTTTTGCATACCTATTGCATACCTGGCTTGTAATCATATGTTATGTGGGATAGTCTATTAGTGTTGTTGTTATTGGTGGGTAGTATAGGACTCGAACCTATGGCCCCCTCGGTGTAAACGAGATGCTCTACCAACTGAGCTAACCGCCCAAAACCAAATTACGCACCTTTTATAACAACTTATTTGAGAAAGCAAACACTTAAGAAAGGAATAAGAGGTACATTTGTGAA